GAATGTACAGAACGCTTAAAGATCCAGAGGGATACTCTCCATCAAATGATCAGGCTAAGGCTGCACTTGAAGAAGTTTATAGGGTTTCTGAACAAATAAAGCCTGGCCAAGTCATAACTGAGCAAGAAGCAAGAGGCGTGTTAAATGATCTGCGGCAAAAGGTTTCATTTAATAATTCAAATATGAAGCCTAAAGAACAGTTTGATGAAAGCACGCTTAGTGGTGTTGCACAGGGAATTCTAAAGGGTAGAAGGTTAGACAACCTTCCAGCGATAAGAGACTTTTTAGGTGAGTACTCTGGAGGCGCTGATGTTCTTGGGCGTGTTAAAAGAAGTGACGGCACATTTGGTGAAAGTGTAATAAGACAGAGAAGTGTTGAAGAGCAAAGAACAGGTCTTAAAACTAGAGCTATTGAGACAATCGATGGCATGACTAAATCGATAACTAAGTCTGATTACTACAACAACCTAAGCAAGTACAACGACTCCTTGCCAGAAGAAGGCAGGTTTATCTTTGATGAAATCCCTTTAGACGTTCCAATTCAAGACATGGGTAAGTACAAGCGAATAGGAATGGAAGGCACCCTGTCTGGATCAGAGGTATCACCTAGTGCTATTCAAAGGTTTGGTCCTCTTGCTGGTAAGTACGTTAGAGAAGAATACCACAGGGCTTTTGAAGACATGCCTGCAGGACTTTTAAACCCTGACACCAATAGACTTTGGGCAACCTTCTTAGGACTAAAGGGTTTCTCTCAGGTGGCAAAGACCGTATTAAGCCCTATCACACAAGTAAGAAACGCAACTACTGCAGCCTTCTTTGCATTAAGGAATGGTAACTTTGGTAACAGTGAAGATCTTGTAGGTTCTGCTGAAACTGTATTTAGCCAGATTGGTGAGCGACTTATTAAGCTACCTGGTTCAAATGGCAAAAGAGCTACCAAGAAAGAAATTGATACTTTTTATAATAAGATGATCGACCTTGGCATCGTCAACACTAACTCAAAGGTTGGTGAGTTTGAGGATCTGTTTAAGGACGCATTGAATGCAAAAGGTGGCGTGATAGGTGGAAAGGTTGGAAGAAATCTTTTACAAAAAGCGCAGAACATTCAAAACACTTTTGCCGGTAAGTTGTATCAGGGGTCTGATGACATATGGAAGATCTACAGTTATGAAATGGAGCTTGGCAGGCTAAAGAATGCGTTTAAGAATTCACCATTAGACTTGCCAGTGACTGATGTACAGAACTCTTTAATGCTTAAAGGTCGAAAGCCCAGTCAGTTGGTTGGAGATGAAGTAGAAACTTTCTTAGAGCGAGAGGCTGCGTCTATTGTAAAAGATACCGTGCCTAACTATGCGCGAGTTCCTGAGTTTATTAAGACTTTAAGAAGAATGCCTTTCGGTAACTTCGTTGCGTTCCCTGCCGAGATAATAAGAACAAGCGGTAACACTTACGGCAGGGCTATTAAAGAACTAGGAAGTAACTCAGGAGACATTCGTTCTATTGGCATGCGCCGGTTGATGGGGTCAATGACCGTAGATGCAGGCATGTATGGTGGCCTAATGGCTGGTGGTCTTGCGCTTACAGGATCTACTATGGAGCAAGTTGATGCATACAAGCGTTCATTTGCAGCGCCTTGGGAGCGCAACGCAATGCTTATCCCAATGGCTACAGATAAAGATGGAAAGATTACAGACTTTTACAACTTCTCTTACACCAACCCTTACGATTATTTAACTAGGCCAGCGAGAGCTATCTTTAGTGCTGTCAACAACGGCATTACTAATGAAAAAGACTTAAGCGATATTGCTTTAGATGCAACCATAGAAAGCGGAAGAGAATTCTTTTCCCCATTCCTTGGCGAATCTATCATGACAGAAAAGATTCTTGACTTAACCCGCAACCAAACTGAGTTTGGCCGTCCTATATTTTTGGATGGAGATACGCTTGGAGTAAAAGCTGGCAAATCATTTGCTCACTTTGCTGATGGGTTGATGCCTGGTATCAGCCCAGTTGATCTTGCTGCAGATGACACATCACCACTGCCTTTTGGAGCGACCTTTAAATTAAGAGACTTGCCAAAAGCGGCTGGCTACTCAGTTGGCTTACTAGATGAAAGAGATCTTGTTAAAAGATCAGGTCAAAGAATAGATCCTGCTGGTGAATTTTTAGAAGCAATTACTGGTTTAAAAACAGTTAAACCTACAGTGCAAAATTCTCTTCGCTACAAAGCGTATGACGCAAAAGCAGAAGCTAACAGTGCCAATAAAATCTTTAATCAGTTCGCAAAGACTCGTGGTAATGCATCCGCTGAAGATCTAACCAAGAAGTTGCTAGTGGCAAACGAGCAAAGGTTTAAAGCTTTACGGGAGTTAAACACTGCCATTGAAGACGCAAGACTCCTTGGTCTTTCAAATAGAGATATCATTAAACCTTTAACAGAAGCTAAGGTTCCACATCTTCGGTACATAATGTCTGGACGATTTAATGCCTTCTTCCCAAGCAAAGAGACTATAAACTTTGCTGTTCGCGGCAATGAAGACAAGCTTAAGAATCCATTTGATTTCGCCGCAATGGCAGAGGTTACTAAAGAATTTCAAGGCAAACCTTTTAGATCGCCAGTTGAAGCTGATGCACAGGCTGCAAAACAACTTGCGTCTCAACCCCCTGTACAGGCACAGCCTGCGGCTCCAATGCCCCCGGCACGGGCTGGCACGCCACCTGGGCAACCTCAACCAGGGGCTCCTACGCCACCTACTCCGCCTCAGTCTTTATTTGACCGTGGTGTAGATGCATTGAAGCAGGTAGAGTTAAACAAACTCCTAGGAATAGATTAGTTTGATACCTCAGAAGGCACCGAAGAAGAACAAGTACTTCGCCAAGAAGACTGAGTACGATGGGATCGTCTTTGACTCAAAGCTTGAAGCCGCTCGGTATAAAATCCTTAAACGATACGAAGATGCCGGTGAGATATCTGACCTAGAAGTCCAGATTGATTTCCCATGTGTTGTTACTGTGAATGGTGAGGACAAGAAGATCTGCTCATACGTTGCGGACTTCCGCTATAAGCGTGATGGTGAGGTGGTGATAGAGGATACTAAGGGATTGATAACCCAGGTGTTCACGCTCAAGAAGAAACTTGTTGAGGCGCTATACCCAGGCACCAAGATACTGATCGTTAAAGACCCACGATCCTGGGACTAAAACCCAGGCGTGCTCTCATCCATGTTGTCGTAGTAGCTACCAGGGAACTCAGCCCTAATCTTCTCACCATCAATCATCATCTGCGTATTGAAGTTGGTCTTCGATAGCTCACGCATCTCTGCGCTACTGTACTCATACTCAGCCCCGTCTGGGCCTTTGCCGTTATAGAACTCCAAGATACCTGCTTGATAAGCCATGCCATCAGGCGTGCTCCTAGCAGGGATATGATCTGCGTTCACCAGCGCAGGTATCCACATGTGGTCCTTACAGCCTAGTGGCTGCTCTTCAATCGGTATGGATCTATTGCTACGACCACAGTACCAAACCGCACCATTGGATGTTGTGAGTGGCTTAACATGCACACAGTTCCTGCAGTTGACTGACTCAGGTAACCGCCGACCATAGTAGATGTCCTTGTACACACTAGGCTCGTTCTTCATGCGCCAATCTTTCTCTGAGCGGCGAGTACTGATGTCAGGCTTGTCACTGCAGATGATACGTTCAGCCTTCTCTTGGGCACGCTCCCAGATTTGTGGCTTGTAATCGATGATTTCAGAGTATATCTCGCTGTTGTTTTTGTTCATCACAACAGCCATGCATTTGGTCAAACCAAGCGCGCCCATGTACGCATGGATCTGTACGCGATATGAATCACTCCAGTCCTCATAGCTTTGTAGCTTAACGAGTTCTTTGAACCGCTTATCGTTGGCGCTCTTGACCTCCATGAGTAAGACAACTTCTTCATCAGGTGGTGGCAGTACGCCCTTGAGAAGGCCATCACAAGAGCCTGCGAAGTGACCGCCAAGGAACGATGCTCGGAACTGGTTGCCATCTGCATCATGCGAGGCAATAGATATAATTCCTGTGTCGCGAATGTTATCTACAATCTGATCCTCGATGCGGTTGCCCAAGTCAAACAAGCGCAGCATCCTGCCGCCGAATGTAGATGATAGGCACCAACGGAAGCCCATCCATTGCCGGTACTCATCATCATCGCCTATGCCGCTGAACCCTAGGTGCCCACGGTTACGGCTTTCTTTTGCTGCAATAGACTCATCGATCTTTTCAAAAATGGACGCTGACAACATTCCAGTATTTCCCCTCTTTTCTTACAGTGATTTGTTTAATGTGATTCATATTGTTCTGCACGTTCACTTGATGCACAGCCCAATCAATATCTTCAGGGCACTTGTATTGGCTGGTCAATGCCCTCCACTTCTTCTCGGCCATCATCCCAGCCTTACCCCTCATGCCCAGCATGATCGGCATGCTCTGGGGCCAGTACTCGCCAGGTGTTGAGAACATGACGTTCAAGTATTCGTTACCGCTCTTAGATGTTTTCTTCTCAGCGGTCACATAATCAATGTCTTTGATACGTTCTTGTTTCTCAGCAGGGTCTTCTAGTTCATCTGATAAGACAGAACCTGCGGCTGCTTGCCTGGATGTGGCGGCATCCTTCTCTTCTTCCATCGCGCCTATCAGTAGTTGCTGCTCTTTCACCATCTGCTTCACACGATCAGCACCACACTCAGCGCAGGTATATACATCGTAGTCGTTTACACCTACACACTCATCGCAGATCCAGATCTTAGGAGTCTTGTCCTCTTCCTTCTCAGGTGCTGGCGGCTTGGCCGTATCAATACACCCATGGCGCTGCATGTTCTCGCCATAGTCCAGCAGCATGCAGTCTTTCTTCTCGCCCCAGGTCCGCATGCCTCGGCCACATATCTGTATGTACAGACCCAGTGACTTGGTGGGCCTGAGTAGTGCTATACAATCAGTTCGCGGGGCATCCCACCCCTCAGTGAGAACAGCTACGTTGCACAGCGCATTGATCTTGCCGTCTTCAAAACGCTCAAGGATGTCTTCTCGCTCTGCTTGTGGGGTTTCCCCCGTCACTACAGCAGCCTCGATGCCTGCCTGTTTCAGGTACATGCACATCTTATTGGCATGGTCTACGGTGATGCAGAAGAACACACTGCTTAGTCTGCCCTTGCTGTACGCCTTGTCGATCCAGTCGTTAACGATGGCAAGCATGGTGTGATCTTCCATGGCAAGCATTGCAATGTCTGACTCGCGGTAGTCACCGCCCTTGAACTTGACCCGCGCAGTAGATGCATCGATCACTGCTTCATCATCTACCTTGAACGCAGACAAACGGCACAGATAACCCTGCTTGATCATCTCAGGTATACCTACCTTGTAAGCTACGCCTGAGAAGAAGTGATCGTCTAAGCCATAGATAAAGCCTTGGCCCATACGAAATGGTGTAGCTGTTACGCCTAGGATTCTAGGTTCACTCCATTGCTCAAGCGCAAAGTGTTCAAAGATCTTTCGGTAGCGCGTCTTCTGGTCTGGTGAAACGTGGTGTGCTTCATCGACAATGATGTAATCGAAGTGCCCACTAGACATCAATCGCTTAGGCGTTGCCAGGGTGTCTCTGCTGGCGATAACAATGCGCGCATCAACTTCAAACTGCCTGAGTCCTGCAGCAACAATGCCTGACGGGGCACAGGGCCATACCTTGTTAAGCTTATCTTCAGCCTGAGACACGAGCTCCTGCCGGTGTGCGAGGATCAATACTCTGCAGTCAGGCTCACGCTCAAATAATTGTTTGATCAGGTTGGCGAAGACTATTGTCTTGCCAGCACCTGTGGGTAGTACGATTAAAGGGTGGCTTGATTGAGTCTCAAACCAATGCAGCGCAGCATCAATCGCTTCTTCTTGGTAGTACCTTAACTTCATTAGTGACATACCATCGGCTCTTCTTCTTCTGAGGCTAAAGCCTTGGATAGAAGTTCGCGGACTATCTCTGTGTTGCCGCTCGACAAGTGGTAGGTTACTGCGTAGATCAACATAGTCTCTGCAAATATGTCTGGATCTAAATCATCCGCGACAGAAGCCATGTTCTTTATTAGTTGCAGGGCGTACTGATGTTCTTCATCCGCGCCAGGCATTTCAATTTCAAACTCTTCATTCATGTCCTGCATGAGTGTTTACTCCCTCTGCATATGCATCACAATTTAAACAATAGAACCCTTCATCTGGATCGTACTCAAGGTCAGACTTGTAACAGTCTTCGCAGTACAGTTGCCCTTCATCTAGGTGGGCAAGTGCCTCGCAGACTGGGCAGTACTTATGAGCATGCCATCCGGTAGGCGAATCGCAGTCTTCGTACCAAGCAGTGTCGATCTCTTCATCAGGATGCTTGTCACAAAACTCTGCGTCGGGTTTGTTCCATGGGGCGGCAGGATCTGATGCCTCTGCCTGTTCGCGTGTTGGTTCATTCATGATCACTCCTTCATTACAAAGCCTTTGCTTTTTCTTTGGTAACAAGCTTGACACTTTAATCGTCCTTTGAACTGCGTAAACTCAGCCATTGGCTTGAGTTGCCCACAGTTTATGCACGGCCTGGTATCACCAACAGTTGCATCATCTGGAAGCTGAGTTGGCTTATTACCTTTAGCAAGCCATTCTTCATACGCATCATTCATTTAAGCATTCACGTTATTTTCTGCCATGAAGATCTCCACCCCAATGTGTTCGTCGGGGAAAGACTCGTAGGCTTCAGACAGCAACTTTTGCAACTTCAACAAGATTTCTATCTTGCTCTGCGTATCGGGTTCGCCGTGGCAGTTAGTGA